GGTGTTGGTAAGGCTCGTGCAAGTCAGTTACGAGGATCACCAGAAGAACTTGAGAACAGAACTCTGAAAGCACTTGAGACTGCTGCTGAGTTTCTTGGTCTTGAAGATGAGATGACCGCAATACAACCAAGTTAAGGAAAATAAATGGGACAGGTAGTAGACCTTAGTTCTGGAGAGGTGTTAGAGGATGAGAAGGGAAAAGTCCCTGTGACTATTTGCTTTGCGGGAACGAAGACCGTGTGGGTTGACCGCGAACAAGCAAATTCTCCTGATGAAATTGGAATTCTCTGTGCAGAAGCAACTGAGTCATCGTCCGACAATCTCAATGACGGATCAGTCACCGTTGGATTTCACGCTCAGGATTTGGATTTCATTAAAGTTCTTCAGTCCGTCTGTGAGTTAGGCCCAACCACTCTCACTTTCTGCGATCCCGAAATTGCAGCAATGTTGGAGGATATGCCTAATTGGGCGGACATGAAAGATATGTCCTTCATGGACGAAGATGAAACAGATGAGTGAACGAAAGGAAACTTATTTACCTCTTCCGAAGGAACTTACTATTAAGTCTAGTGCAATTCATGGACTAGGACTTTTTGCAACCGAGGATATAGATGCTGCGCTTTATATCGGCACAACACATATCCAATACCGTGGAGACTGGGTAAGGACTCCGTTAGGTGGATTCATTAATCACAATGAAAATCCTAATGCAGTTATTATCGAATGCTCTACAGACATGGAACGTCAACTCTTCACAATAAAGCCTATTAGTGCGGGTGATGAATTGACTATTTACTACACACTTTATAAAGTGTCTCAAAAATATGAAAGGATTGGTTAATGGATAAGAATCGGGAAGTTAAGATCAAGGGTGCAATCACTGAGATTGCTAATTCACTTTTGCGTATTGATGCGGAACGTGATCTCATAAAAGAGATTATTGAGAAACTAGCCAAAGAGGAAGAGATCAACAAAAAGACTCTTCGTAAACTAGGACGGACTTACTATAAACAAAACTATGGTGAGGAACAACAGTCCTTTGATGAATTCTCTGATCTTTATGAATCGGTCTTTGAAACAACTTCAACCAATCCACTTGAGGAGGCCGCTAACGCACTATGAGAATTCTAATATTATTGGTGGTGATATATAATATGGTTGGGTGCGCTGGTCTCAAACAACATCTCAGCGAACCGAGAAATAAGTCGTACTACGAACAGTTCGGCCCTGATGATGTGCATTGTCATCCTCGATCTCAGAAAATATGCAAGCAACACGGAATTTACCTCATCTGCGGGTGTTATTCGAAGAAGAAATTTTAATCTCATGAAATTCCACCAAGAGTTGGATATTATCGCTATAATCATCATTCTCATATCTCTGATAGTATACCTTGTAGGATCTTAGAGACAAACGGCGGTAGCGCGGCTATTTTTAAGGAAAACACTATGCAAAGAAACGCAAAGACACATGACGCTGGAGTAAGACAAGACTCAGTGAATCTAATGACACTCACACAGTTCTTTAGTTACGTCAAGGACACCTTAGAGTTGCGCGGAGAGAATGACGCTGCGTTCTATTTTGAGCAATTGGAAACTCATCTACGCGAAGGTGGGTCTATCAATACGTCTCCCAAGGACATTATGAGAATGTTAGGACTATGAGTAAGTTCGAATACACTCCAGAAGGATGTAGTGCTGCGAGAGACTTTCTCTTAGAGAAGGGGAGATGGAGTGATGATCTTGCCCGTCGAGATGGGTATGAGATAACAGGCATTGCAAATAAACTTTTTAAAGAACTTTCGAATGATATACAGGACTTCGATACACTGTCTAATGGACAATACTCAAAACTGTATGAGGATGATCGGTGAGTAGATTAGATTATGCATTTTATGTAGATGGTGTTGATGAAAGGGTAAGGTGGGATATAGAAGCTCGAGAGATCTGGAGTGATTTATATAGTTGTGCTTTGTGGGATCATTGGAGTGAGTATAATCATCGCATACATGATTTCGATGACTATGGTGATGTGCATCCTCTTGATCTGGAGTTCCTGTCATGTACATATTGTGGAGTCTATGGAGAAAATGTTGAGAGGGATTTAGAACACGTTCTTCCTAGAAAATATTTTCCAGAACTAGCATTTGATAGAGGCAATATTGTGATATCTTGTAAACCCTGCAATAAAGAAAAGGGTAATAAGGTAGGAAAGCCAGTAGGTCAATTAATACTACCTTACCAAAAAAGACTTGCTGAGAAAAAAGGAAAACAATTATTGGATGTTTGTTGGTGAGTCAGTGGATACTCAACAAACTCTCACCGTATTTGATACGATTCGGAGAGTGGTCAAGAGGAAAGATTTGGATACAATTTCCTCTATGGATTCTGATATTATGGTTATTAGGAATCGGGAATGCTTACTGGTGTGTGTATCCGGTGTGTTGGGTAGTTTAGAGAGAAATCTTAGTGGTTTTGAGTGGGTCTTTGTGGGGAAAAGTGTCGTTTAGAGTGCAGAAACATATGGTTCGTATGTGGGGATAAATCTGCGGATATTTTTCTGAAAAGACTCGAAGGCCCGCCCAAAACACACCGAACCAGCACTCTCTGTAACACTTTGTTACAATTTAATTGAAATAAAGCCTTGACTTGTGCCCAATACTACTCTATAATACTCATATATTAATCAGAGAGGTCTTTATGATCATATCCAAAACCACTAAGCGTCAACTCCTACGAATCTTCGAAGGGTTCGGCGTCAAGCAATCCTGTGCAATGCAGTTTATTGCGGACAATCAAAACAAGCTTGTCGCAACCGGCGAGGCCTTTGATGAGATGACTCTAGAGGAACTCAAGATCGTTAAGAGACTGGTTCAGTTCTCTATCCATGAACGTGAAGGAGTGGCAGTATAGCAATGTCAGGGCATCTTATTGATGAGATAGGCATTAATCCTATCGAAGACGCACCAAGATATCAGTTCTTCTCTGAGGGAGAACTGAAGGGCTCGGGAAACACTGTTGAGTTCGCTGCATGGTTAATCAATACCTGTGGTGGTGTGAAGAACTTTGTTTACGAAAACGAGTCTTGGAAAGAACACTATAGAGAGGAAGATGACCTCTGGTGGCGTGAAGTCTGTAAATTAATCTAAGGAACTTACTATGACATTCTCACATGAAACAGTTATTCAAAACTTTCCATCTACTGTTGGTATGGTGTTGGGTGAGATTAGAACTGTCAAAAATGTTCCTGCATCCCATCGCCCGAAGGGCACAACCACACTTCGTATCACTCGACGCTCCGAGGAGCACTATAAAGTCTACGAAATAGTTTAAATTATTTTGGCGAAAAGCCTTGACTTATTCCCAGATTGTGGTATTATAGCTACATCAACTAGAGAGAGAACACTATGATCGGACAAGAAATCTTTGCAAACTACGGCGCGATGGTCGAGCCACACTATGGTATGGTGACTGGTGTGAAGACCACAACTATCCAGAGAACTGGTGAGTCCGTGAGAGAAGTCAAAGTCTGGTGGTTCGAAGCCGGAGAGTCTACTGGTGAGTCTCAATGGATTCCTGAGTGTACTATTCGTACCGAAGGTGGTGGTGAGACTATCGAAGGAAGTCCTATTGGATTCTACTGGAGTCCAGTTCCGATTCTAGAAAGATATTTGTAAAAAAGTTCTTGACAAAACTCTGAGTGTTTGTTATAATAACTCTGTATTCATTTAAGGATAACTCCAATTAATTAAAAAGTTACTCCACAAAAACCGGCACACTCACCTAGTACGAGGGTATGGGTGCCTATGGAGAAGGGTTGGTACTAGGGAGATCTGGAGAAAGTCCTGTTCGGATCTTAATGTAAAGGAGCGCCACTCTAAATGTGCCAGGCAGTACTAGGAGATCTCCGAGTCACTTCGCTAAAATGCTATAGATTGCTATGGAGTGGTTCGGAAGGTACTTGGTCTCTCTCAGAGAGTACTGAGTGTTATGGGCCCCTCCGAGACTGGAGGGTTGAAGGTTTACTTTTACGGGACTCCTAAAATAAAAGACGAAAGTCTATAAGAGGCAGCCCCCAAAATCCTCAGAGAATTCTCAAAGGGAATCTCAAAAAAAAATTTCTTAGGTAGCAAATATGTCAGAATCCAAAAAAGTCAATATGTACGAGAATAAACACTACAGATATTGTGGTTCTCAGATCGAAGACCGAATCATCCATAAGTTCCTAGTGAAGGCTACTGGTGAGACTTACACGTTGGTTCAGAGTCCATTCTATCATTTTCAGATTGATGACTTTGAGTACACTTGCAATTGTTTCGAAGAGAATCGTCTTAAGTACTCATCTATAGAGTATCGTTCTCATTACTAAGTTTCTTAGATCAAATGAATCTAAAAAAACTTCAAAAAAGATTTGACTCTAACTCCGAATTCGATTATAATATACACATCAATTAAGGAAAGAACCAACATGGCGTATGTATCTAAAGAAACCAAACAAGTGATTGCTCCTGAGATCAAACGAGTTCTCAAGAAGTGGAAGATGAAGGGTTCGATTTCGGGTCAGGGTTCTGCAACTCTGAAGGTCACGATCAACGCAGGGCCTTTCAGTCTTCCGAAGGCCTCACACAATCACTGGAACACTGGGTATGAATACTACCAAGTGAATCCGTATTGGTATCAGACTGCAGAAGGTCTCTCTGGTTCTTGGAAGAATTTCTTGAGTGAATTGGAATCTGCAATGAAGGGTTCTATTTGGTTTGATAAGTCAGACTCTATGACTGACTACTTTCACACTGCATACTATATTGATATGCAGATTGGTGCGGGTACTAAAGAGTATCGGTTTGAACCTAAACTCCGAAAGGCTTTGTTAAAGTCTGTAGGAATCGCATAAGGAATTTACTATGAGTGAATTGGAAATTTATCTTGACCATTGGCACATATCCAAAACCGATGGCAC